ATTATTCGATTCTATTGTTTTAAAATTTTCAATGTATTTAATAATAGCGTGTTGATATTTTACTTTACCCACTAAGCATCCAAGTCTAAAATATTTCCATTTTTTATTAATATCCAAAATAATATTATTATTGTTATTAAAGTCTGCTTTTTTAATACCTTTAATAAAATTTTTAGATTCATCATAAAAAGCTATTCCATCAATATCATATGCAGTGCAATTTGATATTAATATTTGTGTTGTATTTGGTATTTCAATAAAATCTGTTGATTTAAAACCAGTAGGGTTTTTTTCAGTAGTCCATCTAAAGCGGATATATAACCATCAATATTAAATTTATCTCTACATAAATTCAACACATCTAAATCTTCCTTTAGTGAATCAGTTTCTGCATTTACTTCTTTAAATTTGTCGCCTACGGCTTTGGAGTCGGCAAATGCACCCTCTTCGCTCAAAGTTTTATCTGCGATAGGCTTGTCTGCTAAGCCTGGATACCCAACTGGAATATCTCCGTTTTGAGTATGGATTTTTAAAATTGATTCTGCCATGAACTACCTCCTAAAAAATAAGTACACCATCATCATTTACAGTTGGCAAAATAGGGTTTTCATTTATGCAATCATTTTTTCTACTCCAACAGGGGACACATAAGTAAATTGGTTTCCTAAAACATCTTTTGCAACGCCAATTACAAAGCATCCGTAATCGGCAAGCATATTGCACACAGATTCCTCTGCTTCAACCCAATACTGTTTCTTGACCATACGGTGAAGTTTTGGCAATAAACCATAACTGAACATCACACAATGCCCTAACTCATGGATAAACACACGGTTCAGAAGTTCTCCATATAGATTATTTGCAATCGAAATTGTCATTGTGGAATAATCCGATACAGCAAGCGTTCTATTGCCTGTACGGTCAATTAACACGCTGTCGTGCGGAAATACGAACTGCACTCTCCATAAGTCCCCGTTCATATAGAATTGTTTTAGCATGGTTTCTCACCATCCTTTTCATATTAAATCAAGTCCTTTGAATACTTCAAAAATCTTTGGAGATTGAATTGCAAACCAGTCAACAGTAGTTTCGTCATGCCCAAATTGCTCCATATGTTGCCAATTACACTGCAATCCGCTTTCTGACAGGAATGCATGAATAATTTCGTGTCTTAACTGCTTTTTCTGCAAGAAATCAAAATCTCCAACATTATTCTGATTATCGGAACGTATGACTATTAGTTTGTTGGTGTTGTCTGTAAAACCATCGTAATTTTCATCTTTTAAATTTCTTGGTTCAATCGTATACTCTGTCCCAAGAATATTTATTTTACATTTTTCCATAATCAATCTCCATAATCAAAAAGTCCCTGTCACATTTCTGTAACAAGGACTAAATTTAATTCTTATTTGTTAATTCATCTGCTGTATCAGGCGAGTTAAGTCAGTTTTCATCGACTGCCTGAGTGTTGCGTCTGCATCTGACCACATCTCTGTAAGATTACGGATAATGTCAGATGTATACTCTTTCATGGAATCATCCATTTTTTTCTTAGATTCTGTATCGTTGGAATCATGGTAATGTCTGCGGTTCTCGCTGTATCTGTCATAGCTTTCGCCATATCTGGACTGCTTATGGTTCATTCCATCCATCCTCATATCACTACGATCTGGATGATATCCCATGCGGTACATATTACGTTCGAACTCTGGATTGTTCAGATACTCTTCCATCCAGTCATCATCTTCCATGTACAGATACGGCTTGTATCCCATACGGCTTCCTCTGCCTTTTGGTGCAAATCTGCCGTTTGCGTAACGATACCTGTCATATCCCATGCGACCAAGATATTTCTCTTCCTGTTCGCATTCGTCCATAGCTTCTACGATTCTGTAATCTTTATCTGCACAAATCGCACACTTTACAGCTTCCATGCAGTCTTTCAAATCGTCCCAGTCTTGAGCGCTGAGATTATCAAAGCCATGTGTTTTGGCTTTTTCCATAGCCCATTTTCCCATTTCCATTGCAACTTTATGCATTACAGTGCCCCCTTTCTAACAGCCTGTGTAACAGGTGTGTCTGTTGTTGGGGCTGTACCATTAATTGCAGTTAAATTATTACTCGGACTACAAGCCGGGTTTCCTAGCATCTTGAATACTCCACCAGTTGCACTTGTAGCTACTCTGGTTGCGTACTTCGTTCTGGTTCTTACGCCACAAGCTGTAACCTGTGCGCAGCAACGATTCTCTAGCGGATACAAAGTTGTTCCTGTTCCTATTTGAATCATTACCGGGGCAGTAATCGTAGTGGCTTCTGGTATGCTTTGTGCGATAACAATGCAATACTTTTCTCCATTGGAATAACTGCCTGCCGGGAGTGTAACCACAAGATTCCCACCAGTGAATGCGACAGACTGGCTTATCACAAGATGGTTGCAGAGCTTACAAACATTTTTACAACTCATATTTCTACCTCTCAATCAAATAAGAGGTGAGCCGCAACCCACCTCTTAGAATTAGTCAACCTCTAAGGGCGAGTTACTTAGCAGCAACCGTTTCCATATCCGTTGCATCCTGCGTATGCATACGGAGCCGGTACCTGAAATGCAGGAATCGGGGATGGATTGATTGAATTGATTAATCGCTGCGTCTGTGCATTCATTTCAGTTACAATCAGCGCGGACTGGCGATCCTGAGATGCAGCACGCTTCAGATCAGAGTTCTCTGCCTGCAATGTTGCAATCTTATCATTCGTCAAGAAATCAAGGATTGCTCTTGTATTGCTGTTCTGATTGTCCAGAATATCTCTGGTATTGTTGTTCATTGTGTTTTGAAGAGCACAAGTGTTGGTTGCCAGGTTGTAGTTGATACCCTGGATAGCTTCCCTGTTGTCGCAGCAACACTGAGCTAACTGAGACTGCAATGCGTTTGTGTTCTGCATATTAGCTACTGTATCAGCGTTAATTGCCTGTTGAACACCATTGAAGCCCTGAAGCATTCCAACATTCACACCATTGAAACCACTCTGCATGGTATTGTTGAGAGCATATGTGCTATCGCAGATACCCTGCTGAATACCTCTAATACCATTCTGGATATCATTAAGAGCAAATCCCTCATTGATATCGGAACGTGTAGCCCATCCTTGGAAACCTGCACCATTTGCACCATTGCCACCGAAGCCGCCGCCCCAGCCGCCAAAACCTCCCCATCCAAAGATAGCAAAGATCAAGACAAGCCAGATAAGTGAAAAGCCATCACCGCCCCACATATCATTGGCGCGATTATTAGAGCCTGTAGCAGCTGCAATGTCACTAAGGCTGTAATTTGAACCATTCATCATGTTTTTAGTCTCCTTAAATATTATTTACAATAGGAGACATCCGCGGCTGTCGTCCCAAATTGTAGCGATTTTTAATCACCCAATTATGGGGAAATGTTATAATCCAAGGAATTTCTGGATAATTCCGTCTGGTGATAAATGCTTTTCATTAAATACATTTTGCTGTATTTGATGTAATTGATCTGTATCACCTTTTTTGTATAAATCCAACGCATTCTTCAATGTCGGATTGTTTCCTGCAAATTTGCTCATATCGTTCATCATGTTATCCACACTTCCGAACCTCTGAGAAATCATTTTCTCAAGTTGCTTTTTCATCATGGCATTAGGATTGAAACTCATCTTTGCTTACCTCCGTTCTGCTTAGATACCGATGTCTCCGACATTTGTGTCGGGAACATGTTTTTTATTTCAGAAATCTCAGAGCAAACATCATTCCGAAGCTGATTAAACATTGCTTCAATGTCAATCTGTTTTTCTTCCTGCTTTGGATATTGTTCTTCTGGATTTATAAGCCGGTAAACAAAAATTCTGCTTTTTCCGTCTGCCTGCAATTGCTTTTTATATATTTCTGTTCCATCTGTTTTTGGATAGTAAACAGGGTTGCCAGACATATCAACGTCCTTTGCTTTTACAGTATCAATCCCATCAACCATCTGTCCTTGAAGCATTGGCATTTGCTGCATTTGTTGTACAGGCTGCTGCATCTGCATTTGTCCATATGGCATTGCCTGTTGATAGTTATTCTGTAATTGTGCCAACCTGTCTTGATACGGCTGTATTTGTCCGTAAGGGTTGCTCATCATTGGCTGTTGCGGATAATACGGATAACCTGCCATAATCTGTTCCTCCTGTCCGGGATTCAAGAATCATATCCATATCATCTATAGAACGATGCTTTTCCCATATACCCTCGTAAGGGTTTCTTAATATAATCATTACGTTTTCTCCTATGATTATATTATATAGAAAGGAACACTGTATTTGAACGTCACTATTTCGCCACATTTCCGCCATTATACAAAGAAAAGCCCCGAATATACATCGGGGCAACTTTGGTAATTTTCTTTTTTATTTTTCTATTGATTCGGTCTATGGTTCTGGGACTGTACCCCATTAATTCAGATGCTTCCCATAATGTTTTTTCACCATAAGCCCGTAATCGAAATAATTTTTCTTCACGTGAATCAAAACCTGCTTCTTGCAAGTAAAATTTTCTTTCATCTTCTGAAAAATCCGCATAATTCATATAACTCCACCGTCCTCCCTTACAAGTGGAATCGATTTGTTACATAGGAAATACACCGCTCAACATAAATCCTACAACTGCTCCCACGACTGCTGTTATAATGCATACAATAATGGTGTCATAACGTTTGCCAGGGACTGCCATGAGAATTTTTAAATTGTTGTTCATCTCATCGACTGTTTCTTTGATATGATCTAAGTCATTGCTATACAGGGCAGTCTTCTGTTCGAGTTTATTAATTCTAGAATAAAATTCCTTGTGTCTTTCAGACTGCTTTTCCTGCATATCATGAATATTTTTTTCAATTTCTTCGAAGCGGTGATTGTTAAAGCACTCATGTTCACATCCCATCGCTTTTCCTTTCTTTCACTCCCTATAAGATTTTTGCTCTTTCCCTACTTTAACGAGCAACCCTGCAACGTGCCGGGAGGAAAAACACATTGCGTTCCATCCCATCTTTTTTAATTGAAACTTCCAGCAAAAGGAAAAACACCATGATTAATATAAATTTCGGTTTCAGATTCCCAACTTCTATTTACAGAAGATTCAGAATGTGATCCTTGGAACTCTGCCCCCTGTTTAACCAGAAAGTAAAGCGCCAAGTCAAAAATACAATCATAGCATTTTTTCATGTCGTTTTTGATTTTATCATCAGTGTAACTAGAGGGGTAATT